TATATGTAGACAAATCGGACATATTTACAGTATAAATAACTAATCAATCTTTTATATATGTGACAATAGTCGCAGAATAATACGGTGCCTCAAGATAACGATAGGGATTTATACATGTCACTTTTAGATTGGTCCGGAGTTGCAGCCTCCCTCACAGCAACAGCAGTAGTGTTCATAGCTTTTGGCAGATGGGTGATTAAAGCATACTTAGAAGAGCTAAAGCCAAACGGCGGAGAAAGTCTTTCAGATAAGATCAAACTAGAAATCCTGCCCATGCTCACCGAAATAAAGGCAGATTTAGCCGAGATGAAGGGTCGTCTCGATCAGCACCTTACCGAAGGTGATAAGCCCAAGACCCGCAAGCGTTCGAAGTAGTACACTAGTGGGACGGGCGTTGCCCGCTACACAAGGAGAACTATGAATAAAGCGATGATTGAATCGTATGCTCGTAACTTGCTTGGTCAAGTTATCGGAGCTGTTGTAATCGTAAGCCAAACTAGCGGAATTGCTAGTCCATTGGAATTTGGATCTGCGGAGTGGTTGCTTGTAGCAAACGCTTTGTGGTCATCTCTTGTTCCTACTGCACTTCGTTGGTTCAATAAGAAAGATCCAGCGTTTGGTCGAGTTGCTACATCTCTCGCTTCTGAGGTAACTAAGAAGTTAGAAGCAAAGGCAAAGAAGAAGTAACATGAAATGTTTTAACTGTCCAGACTCAGCACTTTATGTTGTAGCAGATCCAGGAGTAAGTCCTGTCTATTACTGCCATAAGTGTCTTCCCGCCTTTCTAAGACCACGTGCTGAGGCTGGGCAGTTAAACATCCCAACACAAACAACGCCAAAGAAAAAGAAAAAGGCGGCCGACGCACCATCAGAGACAACTGATGAGAGTAACGAGGATTGATGCGCCTCAGGCGCACCCTGTTCCAAAGCAGGTATTAGAACCTCAGGGTCCATTCCCTAGAGAGTTATTTAATGAAAAACCTATTGTTGATGATTACGTGCCAGAATCATCAGAAGACGGATCTAATTTTCCAGTAGGGGCAACAGCGCAGAATAACTACACAGCGCCAAGAATTATGATCTGCAAAGTATGTGACGCTAGGGTTCTTGAGAATAAGACCGGGGATCACGTCTGTGAGTAATCGTGGCTAAATTTAACGACAATTATTACCAACGCACCAGGCAGTCTAGGGCGGACCTTGAGAATAAAAAACTCAACCTTTCTTTACGTGGTCGTGAGAAAGTATTTGACGATTGGCAGATTGTTAATACGCAAGAACCTGAAAAAGAACGAGAGACTGAGCCAGCCTTTAAGGTAATGAATGCCCCCACCACTAATCCAGACAGACCGCGAGCGCTAAAGATTGCGTATAGCGCAGAAGCTCAAAAGCTTGTAGTCAAGTTCAGAGGCAAAAAAGGCGCTGAAAACAACGGACCTTGGATTGAGTACTATGACATTCCTGTAGAGTTCTGGAACGATTTGAAAGCATCTAACTCAACTGGGTTATACTTGCGCTATAGCGGACTGGACGATCAGCCTTGGGGTTACTTTAACCCCGCGGAGATGCCGGCAGAGACAAGGGTTATGTTTAACGATTGATGAAAACTTACGGACCACTATACGTTGGAACTCTTAGGTATCCTCATAAAAATCTTTTGCCTATTGTTGAGGTAGGAACTACCCAAGAGACTGAAATCCCTTTTAGAAAGGGCAAGTGCCTTGTGTTTAGGGCACCTTTTACAACTAAAAGCTTTTATTTAGGAATCCTGTTTAAAACGGTTGTTGACCCTCACCTTTTGACAGATGAGGATATTGACCTAATCATGATGAACGCTATGAAAGGCAGAACTGCCTGGACACCAAAGGACGGTTTATATGATGAAACTTTTTAAAAAGAAAGAGCCGTTGACTAAACCCTTTGATGAAAGAATCGTAAAAAGGGTAAAAAAGATTCCCACCGGAGAACTTATCCTTTGGGTGGACCAGGCTATGTACGACCTTGGTCGCTGCCTTACTCAATTTGAAAAAGGTCGGGATACCAAATGAATTTGTAGAAGAAGACGAGATCCTTGTCGAGGAAGAAGAAGACAATCTACCGCCAGAAGAAGATGACGGTTTAGATGAGTTATCGAGAGCCTTTGTAGACAAGCTTATCGAAAAGACTATGACCTTTATGGAGGCATTAGTCGGACATGACCTGCACCCATATCAAAAACCTTTGGCTCGAAGAATTATTGAGTCCGTACTTATTAATGATGGCGAAGAAGTAACAGCGCTTGCAGCTCGTCAATCAGGTAAATCAGAAACAATTGCAAATACTGTAGTGACATTAATGGTTTTACTACCTCGACTAGCGCGTATGTACCCAGATCTTCTTGGTAAGTTTAAAGATGGAATTTGGATAGGAATGTTTGCTCCAGTTGAAGGTCAGGTTGAAACTCTATTTGGTAGATCAGTAAATCGTCTTACTAGTGAGCGTGCAATAGAGATTCTTGGTGATCCAGAAATTGATGACAGCCTTGGTAAAGTTCCAGGTGTAACACGACAAATACGCTTAAAGAACTCTGGGTCAAGTCTAACCATGATGACTGCAAACCCTAGGGCAAAGATTGAGTCTAAGTCTTTCCACCTTGTAGTTATTGATGAGTGCCAAGAGGCTGATGACTTTGTGGTTTCAAAATCTATTTCCCCTATGTTGGCATACTACTCAGGAACAATGGTTAAGACCGGCACCCCTACTACAAGCAAAAATAACTTTTATAAAAGCATACAATTGAACAAGAGACGTCAGACTAGTCGCGGAGCAAAACAAAACCATTTTGAGTGGGACTGGAAAGAAGTCTCTAAAGTAAACCTTAATTACGGCAAATTCATTAAACGTGAAATGCTTAGGATTGGCGAAGACTCAGATGAATTTCAAATGTCTTACAACTGTAAGTGGTTGTTGGAGAGAGGTATGTTCGTCACATCCCAAGTCATGGATGAATTGGGAGACACTTCGCAAGAAGTTGTTAAAGCTTGGCACAGAACGCCTGTGGTGGTGGGAGTTGACCCGGCACGGAAGATGGACTCAACGGTCGTCACGGTGGTATGGGTCGACTGGGACAGGCCGGACGAATTCGGATACTTCGACCACAGAGTCTTAAACTGGTTAGAAATCCAAGGAGACGATTGGGAAGACCAGTATTTTCAAATAGTTAACTTTTTATCTAACTACGATGTACTAGCAGTTGGAGTTGACGCAAATGGTGTCGGAGATGCTGTTGCTCAACGTTTAAAACTACTATTACCAAGAGCAGAAGTTCATTCAGTTGGCAGTAGCCAGCAAGAACAATCTAAACGTTGGAAACACTTAAAGGCGTTAATTGATAGGCGAATGGTTGGTTGGCCAGCCCACGCTAAGACAAGACGCCTTAGATCTTGGAAGCGTTTTTACCAACAAATGACGGACTTAGAGACAAAGTTTCAAGGTCCTAACTTTTTGGCACATGCCCCAGAAGAAGCCCATGCCCATGATGATTATGCAGATAGCCTAGCCATTGCCTGTGCCTTAACTATGGATTTAACCATGCCCCAAGTAGAAATGTCCTCATCCCCATTTTATGGCAGATAGTCCCGACTTTACTATGAGATTTCTCTGGTACTGATGGATACTTTTACCTGAGGCCCTCAACCTTCAATAAGGAGTCATATATGACAATCGCACCATCACCTAAGTTCCCAGAACGTCCTGGCAACGTCTACGACCGTAAAATGGCGGGCGCACTACCAGGTCAACGCGGACCACTTCGTTTCGAAGAAGGTGTCGCAACTGACACAGATGTTCCAGCACAATTTGCTACGGGAGCAGAGCAGGGATATAAGCCTGCAGCAGGTCGCCCTAACCGCAATGCCCCAGTTCACACAAAGACCGCAGAAGAGACAATGCGTGAGCGTGCCGGTAGTAAACGACTAACAATTTAAGGAGTCCTGCCTCGTATTAAATAGGTTATTTGCTTAGCATTAACCCGGGGCAGGACAACTTATTAAGGGATAGCTATGGCGCTAATTTCAGGTAAATCAGTTCAACAGGGTCCTAAGCAGATTCCTGCTAATCCTCGTCTTTATAATTTGATTGTTACTCAGGCTAAAAGTAAGTTTCCAAAATATCCCTCTCCAGCATCTGCTCACTGGGTACATTCTCAGTACTCAATGAAGGGCGGAAAGTACGTCAACTCAAAGAAGGACATAGATCCTAGGATGAGAGACTACGTGGAGGAAAAGAAAGATAAAGAAAAAAAGAAGGTTATGAAGAAAGTGACCAAGCCAGTTGGTCGCGGTCTTATCAAAGGCGAAGGCGTCAAAAAGTAGTTTTTGCTACGATTGCGCCCTATCAGTTTAGGAGTGCTAAGTGAGTTCGATTGACTTTTCACCACCCAGTTATAGGGCGGCGTCTAGCGATCTTACTATCTCCATTTCTCCGCTAGGTTTAGTAGAACTAGCAGATGAAGAATTTGAAGTACATGGTCCGCGACTAAATCGCTATTCGATGAACTGGGCAATGTACCTAGGTCATCACTATTCTTATCGCCGACAGACCGGCGAATCTCAGATAGCGTTAAACTACTATCGTGCGTTTTCAGATTTTATTATCAACTTTACTTTCGGTAAAGGAGTCCAATTCCGCTCCCCGAAGGAAACTGAGGCAATTGTCCCAGACCTTCTTGAGAGGGTATGGGAGGTTGACAACAATAAAGCAACAGTCCTTTGGGAAATTGGTCAGCAAGGTACGGTCTCTGGTGACTGCTTCATCAAGGTCGCCTATGAAGAAGAATATAAAGATCCTGCTGGTAGGGTCCATCCCGGCCGCGTTCGTATCCTTCCCCTTAACTCATCTTTCTGCTTCCCAGAGTTTCATCCTCATGACCGTGAACGCCTTATTCGTTTTAAGCTTAAGTACCGCTTCTGGGGAACGTCTTTGGAAGGAACTCGTCAAGTATTTACATATACAGAAATTCTTACGGACGATGTTATTGAAGAGTACATTAACGATGAACTTATTGATTCTCGTCCTAACCCGCTTGGCACTATTCCTGTTGTACATATTCCGAACGTTCGCATCAGTGGCTCTCCTTGGGGTCTATCTGATTGCAACGACATTATTAGCATTAACAGGACTTATAACGAAACTGCTACTGATGTGGCTGACATTATCAATTATCACGCTGCGCCGGTTACAGTTATCATTGGAGCAAAAGCTTCGCAGCTCGAAAAAGGTGCAAATAAAGTCTGGGGCGGACTACCTAAAGATGCCCGTGTTGAAAATTTGGAAGGTGGGGCGCAAGGACTAAAGGGTGCCATGGAATACATGGCAATGCTCAAGAAGTCAATGCACGAAATGATTGGTGTGCCAGAAACGGCACTTGGTCAAGCTCAACCTATTTCAAACACCTCTGGTGTTGCTCTTTCTATTCAATTCCAGCCTTTGATGAACCGCTATCATCAAAAGATTATTCAATACGCAAATGGTCTTGAGCGAGTAAATGAACTTATTCTTCTAAACCTAGCAATTAAAGAGCCTGAAACCTTTACCTGGAACCCTACAACTAGCACCCCACTAAAGCCGGGTCAGTTGCCTCAATTAGATCCAAATGACGATATTACCTACAGATCTATTGTTCATTTCCCTCAGCCTTTGCCACTAGATAAGTTGATTGCTCTTAACGAAATTCAAACCAAGATGTCATTAGGACTTGAGTCTAAAGAAGGCGCTTTACGTGCTCTTGGAGAAGAGTTCCCAGCAGAGAAGATTCAAGAAATCAGACAAGAACTTATTGATGATGCTAAGGCAGATGGCGCCCTACAGATGGTTAAGAACTCCATCGCACAAGAAATTATGAGTCTTACAGGAATGATGCCAGGTCCAGACGGCCAGGCAGGTCAACCAATCATGAGTCCAGAGAATGGCGTCCCAATGGGAGGTCAGCCAAATACGGCTACCCCTTACTTAGATGAAGCCTCTCAGATGACCATGAACGCAGAGGCGAACCTAAGAAACCGCCTAGTAACCGAAGCTTATGGCACACAACTCCCACAGAGGCGTGTACCAGAAGAGTACGAAAAATAACCAGTTTAGGCTGATTATTTTCGCACTTAATAGAAAAATTAATACTGCAAAACGTTAGGTCATACGTGCTCTCATATCGGATAACGACCCCTAGGATGTAAAGGAATCAAGCATGTCAGAAGTCGCAGAAAATGCTGCAGAGGCTTTCGCAGCCGAAGCAGGAACTGTTCCAGTTGTAAATGTGTCGGGCGTTGACGCGCCTACTGTTACAACATCTTCAGTTAACTCAAAGTTTTATACTGAAGAAGATCTAGCAAAAGTTCGTTCACAGGAAAAAGATAAACTTTATCCACAGATCGAACAATTAAAAGATGAAGTTGCTTCTCTTCGTCGTGAAAAAGAAGAGCAGGCTACTCGTTTAGCACAAGAGCAGGCGGAACTACAAGCCGCTGCTGAAGCTAAGGCTAAAGAAGAACGTGAGTCAGAACTTGAGGTTCGTTAACTTCTTAAAGTTAAAGAAAACGAGTGGCAAGAGCAGTTGGAGCGTGAGCGTCAGGAACGCGAACGAGCCTTCGCTCTACTGGAGCAGGAGAGGTTATTTACTGACCTCCAGAACTACCGTGCACAACG